GCGGATGAACTGGTTATCAGGCCGGATGCCGCTGGCCTTATCCCGTATCGCGGTGAACGCTGGTCACTGGTTGAGCCGGAGATCTGGACGGCGCTGAGTGCCACGGTTCACGGCATTGATGAAGCGGGCGCGCCGGTGGGTGAGTCCTGATGTTTGCGGGCGGGGAGCTGAACCCGGATCAGCTGGCCGGACTGCAAAACGCGCTGGCCAGCCTTGATTTGCCGCCCCGCAAGCGTCAGCGGCTTTTATGGCGCCTGGCGAAATACGGCCTGATTGCCGCCGCAAAACGCAATGTGCGCAATCAGCAGACCCCCGATGGCAACGCATGGGCGGGGCGAAAGACAAAGCGCCGGGGCAAGATGCTGCGCAACCTGCCGAAGCTGCTGCATGTGCGGGAAATGCCGGAAATTGACGCCGTGCGGGTGTATTTGCAGGGCGGTGGCTACCGCAACGGGACTTCGCCTGTTCCTGCCGGTGTGGTGGGGTACTCGCAGCAATACGGCATGTCCGTGCGGGTAAACCGCAGCGGGCAAAGAAGCCGGGCGGAGCCGGGTAAAAAAGCCACCATCGCCCAGGCCAAAAAGCTGCGGGCGCTGGGGTATGCAGTAAAGCGCGGTAAGCGGTGGAAAAAACCGACTTACCGGCAAATCACCGACACCCTGACTTACGCGCAGGCGGGGGTAATTATCCGCAAGATGAGCGGCAGGGCGGTGAAGACGAGCTGGGTTATCAACGTCCCTGCCCGCGCATTTCTGGGCATGAATGATGATGAATTTAACAAGGCACTGGCGCGCCAGCTGCAAGCCATCGGCTTTGGCTGGGATGTGAACGCGCAGGACAGATAAGGGGTAAACATGACCTGGCCAAGTGTGGACGTAAACCAGGTAAACCAGTTGCAGGGCGAAGTGACGGAAGTCGAGCGCTGCGTACTGTTTATCGGCAGGGGTAATAAGGGCACCGGCAAGACGCAGGCGGTAAACACCCAGACGGATTTTGATGCGTTGCTGGGCAGCGCAGCGAGCCCGCTGAAAAACTATCTCACGGCGGCGCGCGCGAACGCCGGGCATAACTGGTGGGCATTCGTGCACGTGCTGGCCGATGACGCGGAGCCGGATGAATGGGCAAAAGCCGTTCACGCGGCGCAGCTGGCGTGCTCCGTTGAAGGGGTGGTGCTGTGTGATGCCGTGAGCGACAAAGCCGCGATCAATCTGGCCGCCACGCTTCGCGCAGAACTCATTGCGAAGTACGGGCGCTGGGTGTGGTTCCTGCTGGCCGTGGAGGGCTTCCAGGCCGAAGAGAGCCAGGCGGATTATCTGGCGCGGCTGTCAGCGCTTCAGACTGGCATCGCAGAAAAGGCGGTTCAGCTGGTTCCGTGCCTGTGGGGTAACGAGCCGGGTGTGCTGGCCGGTCGGCTGTGTAACCGTGCCGTTACCGTCGCAGACAGCCCGGCGCGCGTGAAAACCGGGGCGCTGCTGAGTACCGGCAGTGACGAAATGCCGGTGGACGGCGCGGGCGAAACCATCACGGTGGCTACCCTCCAGGCGCTGGAGGCACAGCGTTTCAGTGTGCCGATGTGGTATCCCGACTATGACGGCCTTTACTGGTCAGACGGGCGGACACTGGATGTTGAGGGCGGCGATTATCAGTCTATTGAGACGCTGCGCATTGCTGACAAGGTGGCTCGCCGTGTGCGTCTGCTGGCCATCGGCAAAATTGGCGACCGTTCGCTTAACAGCACCCCGGCGAGCATTGCCGCGCACCAGTCCATTTTCGCCGCGCCGCTGCGTGAAATGTCCCGATCCGTACAAATCAACGGTGTGACGTTTCCGGGAGAGGTGAAGCCGCCCCAGGACGGCGACGTGAAAATCGTCTGGAAAACCAAAAAACACGTCGAGATTTATATCGTGCTGCGTCCGTATGAAGTGCCGCTGCAAATCTCGATCAGTCTTGTGCTCGATCAGACCGTGGAGGCCAGCGCATGAGTAAGCGTATCAGCGGCATGTCATTTGATTTTCTGGTGAACGGTACGCAGGTGCATGCCGAGAAAATCACGCTTTCCATTACCGACAACACCGCCGCCACACAGACGCACGGTGTGCCGGATGGTTACGTTGACGGCGATGTGGCGGCAGAAGGTGAGCTGGAGCTGAGTATCAAATATTTCGCCCTTATCAAAGGGCTGGCACAGCAGGCCGGATCATGGCGTGGCATCCCGCCGCAGGATTTTATGTTTTACGCCAAAGCCGGGGATGAGGAGGCCAAAGTGGAGGCCTTCGGCTGCAAGATGATCATGTCTGACATTCTGGATATCGATCCGAAGGGCGGCGCACTGGCAACGCGAAAAATCCCGTTCAAGGTGACTGACCCGCGTTTTATTAACATCGACGGCATCCCGTATCTGGAAGCGGAAGCCACGGCAAACCTTATCGGATAACGGAAAAAATGCAGGAACATGAAAAAAGTTTGTATTCGCTGCTGGCCATTGGCGCGCTGATCGCGATTGCCAAAGTGCTGGCCAGCAATGACCCCATCACGCCGCGCCTGTTTGTCAGTCGCGTCATTCTGGGGAGCCTGGTTTCCGTTGTGGCCGGTGCCATCCTGATTCAGATCCCCGATGCCAGCCCGCTGGCGATTCAGGGGCTGGGGGCAGGGCTCGGGATTGCCGGTTATCAGGCCGTTGAAATGTATCTCCGCCGCCGGGCGGGGAGCGGACAGGAAGAAAAACAATGACCCTGAGCGAAAAACAACAGCTGTTTACGGCGCTGATTGCTGACCTGATCCACTGGGCGCAGAGCAAGGGCTATCGCCTGACCTTTGGCGAGGCATACCGTACCCCGGAGCAGGCGGCGCTGAATGCGAAAAAGGGCAGCGGCATCAGTAACAGTCTGCATACCCAGCGTCTGGCGGTGGACTTTAACCTGTTTATCAATGGCGTGTACCAGACGCAGACCGAAGCATACCGCCCCCTGGGGGAATACTGGGAAAGCCTTGGCGGCTGCTGGGGCGGGCGCTTCAAATCCCGCCCGGACGGTAATCATTTCAGCCTTGAGCATAACGGGGTGCGCTGATGAGCAGGGCGGCGGTTACGGTACTGGCGGGGCTGGCGCTGGCATTTCTGGCGGGCTGGAAAGTGGCGACATGGCACCGTGACAGCCTTGATCTGGCGGTGCAGAAAGCAGCCGCCGCTACCGGCAACGTGTTCCGGGGCATTGCCAGTGACTCCGCCCGCCGTCTTGAAGACAAGCTGGCGGCGCTTCAGGCCGATCAGCCAGGTGAGATTCGCTATGAAATCGTTAAGCCGGTTTTTACTAACGTCTGTGTGTCTGATGAGTTTGTGCGGCTGTACAACGACGCCGCAGATCGCGCCGAACGTGTCCTATCAGGAAAACCTGAAAACAAAATGCCCGGAAAAACTGCCACGCCTTAACGGCGTAACCGGGGCATATATTGCCGGGGCATTACTGGATTACCAGAATTTATATACAACCTGTGCAGCGCGTCATAACACGCTGGTCGATGAAATTAATAAACGAGAGGCAATAGTAAATGGAAAAGATTGAATTAATGATTGGCGGCGTTGAGCTGGTATTTACACCTAATACCACGGCATACAATAAATTCATTAACGAAATGTCGATGGATAATAAAGTCGCCCCGGCGGTGAATTATCTGAACCGTATTGTCGCGGCGGAAAGTAAAGAAGCGCTGGCGGATATTGTGAAACGTCCGGGCGCCGCGCTCCAGCTGGTTGGTAAAATTAATGAGATTTACGCGCCTGAGCTGGAAATCGAAGTAAAAAACTAACGCAGCGGGTTCAGGCGATTGAATCAAATGGACTCTCGCAATATTTAATTTTACGCCGCCATTATCTCCCCCACGGGGAGGACACTATTGATGATATTGCTGCCGCCATCTGGCTGGATAACCGCCACTGGGAATTCATGTCTGCGGCGGTGGGCAATGGCATCGGAAAAGCGTTTAAAGGCTCCTGATGAATGAACTGGATTTTGAATTAAGACTCATCGACAGATTAACGCGCCCGCTAAGGCAGGCGCAGCGATCGGTAACGGCTTTTGCCGATAAGTCCAAGGACGCCTTTAACCGCATCGGCATGGGCGCACTGGCGATGTGGGGCGCGGCGCAGACCATTAAGGGGGCGCTGAGTCCTGCTATTGAAATGTATGACGCGCTTCAGGAGGCCTCGGCGCGCGGCGTGGACGACAACGCGCTGAAAACCGTCAGCCGGGATGCCACGCTTTTCAGCATGAAATACGGTGCCAGCGCGGTGGAGTTTGTGAATTCCACGGCAGAAATTAACGGCGCGATTGCCGGGCTGACCTCAACGGAGCTGCCGAAGGTGACGAAAGTTGCCAACACGCTGGCCTTTGCGATGAAAGCCACCTCCGCCGAAACCGCAGAATTTATGGGGCAGATGTTCGGTAATTTCCGCAGTGATGCCGAGCGCCTGGGCAAAGTGCAGTTCGCCGAGCAGCTGGCGGGCAAAATGGCCTTTATGCGCCAGCAGTTTGGCGTTGAGCTGGGCACGGTCAAAGACCTGATCGAGGGGGCGCGCGGCGTCGGGACGAATTTCAATATCGGCCTCGATGAGCAACTGGCCGTGCTGGGGCAGCTGAGCCGGACGCTGGGCACCGAGGCCAGCGGGGCGTATGAGAGCTTTATCACCGGGGCAGTGGAAGGGGCGAAAAAGCTGGGGTTGTCGTTTGAGGATGCCAACGGCAATCTCCTGTCCATGCCCGCCATGCTGGAAAAATTACAGGGCAAATACGGCAAGAGCCTCGAAGGGAACCTGAAAGCACAGAAAGAGCTGGATGATGCCTTTGGTGACAGTTCGGCTGTGGTGAAACAGCTTTACGGCAACGTGGCCCTGATGCAGCGCAACATTACCGAGCTGGGCGGATCGGACGGGCTGAAGCGTACCCAGGAGATGGCCGCGAAAATGGTGAAGCCATGGGATCGCTTTATGGCCATCCTTACCGCGATCCAGACCGTTATTGGCCTGACGCTGATCCCGGTTCTCTATCCGCTGCTGAACCGTCTGGCGGATATGGGCGCGACGTTCGCAAAATGGATGGAGATGTTTCCCAATATCGCGCGCGTGGTGGGGTATGCCGCACTGGCCGTTATGAGCCTGGCCGGTGCCGGGGCGCTCGCCAATATCGTTATGGGCGTGTCATTTTTTATCATGAGCGGCCTGCGGGGCATTATGTCCGCCGTCATGGCGGTCACGAAAGTACATATCGCCGTCATGTGGCTTGTCCGGGGCGCAACGGCGGCTTACGCCGCCACACTCTCTGCGCTGC